ATGAAGTTAACTGATACCAAAGCCCGCAATGCTAAACCTCAAGAAAAAGCCTATCAATTGCAGGATGGTAACGGCCTGTACTTGGATGTGCGCCCCTCTGGTGTAAAGACGTGGCGTTATCGCTACTGGATCACGCCTACAAAGGACGGACGCTATACTATCGGGAGTTACCCTGCCGTATCGTTGGCCGAAGCTCGTCGATTGCGTGAGTGGGCTAGGGAGCAGGTAAAAAACGGCATCGCCCCCAAGGAAGCCAAAGCAGTTGAGCGGGATATCGCAAAAGCTGAGAACGCCAATACATTCGAAATAGTGGCAAAAGAATGGTTGGATAAAAAAGGGGAGCATTGGGCCAAAAATTCAAAAAATCAGATCACTGGTTTTATGTATAACGATATTTTCCCCGCTATTGGCGCTATGCCTATGCGGGAAATTAACGCCTCTCATATATTAAAAATAATTAGAGACCTTGAGAGTCGGGGCGCTAAATCCGTAGCGGTTAAAGTACGGCAGTGGTGCTCTGCTGTTTTTTGCTATGGCGTAGCGACATTACGCGCAGACTCCGATCCGGCCGCGGCATTAAGGGGGGCTATTATAGTCCCTAAAACCGAACATTCTAGACCGCTCACTGGTGATGAGTTACGTGATTATTATTTGCGTCTTGATAGCTCCACCGGTAACCAAGCGACTATTATAGCGCTAAGAATCTTGCCGCTAGTATTTGTTAGACAAGCTGAATTACGTTCGGCTGAATGGTCACATATTGATTTTGATAATGCGGAATGGGTTATTCCCCCGGAACTAATGAAAATGGGGCGAATGCATAGAGTGCCATTGTCTGCCCCAGTAATATCCCTGCTAAATGAATTGAAGAAAATTACGGGTAATAGGCGTTGGTTATTCCCCAATACCAGACTAAACAACACTTACATGGGAGCATCCACTTTAAATAGGGCTATTGTGCAGTTGGGATACGCTCGTACGGTGATAACAACTCACGATTTCCGCGCTACAGCTTCAACCAGGTTGCATGAAATGGGATATCGGCATGAAGTTATCGAGCGGCAGCTAGCACACGTTGAAAAAAACCGTGTGTCAGCCGCATACAATCACGCCGAGTACATGCCAGAGAGACGGCAGTTAATGGAAGAGTGGGGCCAGTGGGTTACTGGCCTGATTGCTTCTGATTCTCCACAATAAGGTTATCAATCCATTCCTGAATTACCGTTGACGGCCAACGAGAGTTGCGCCCGTCTTTAACTGGTTTTGGGAATGTCCCTTCTTTGATGCGCAGGTAGATGGTTGTGCGGTCATACCCTACAGCCTTTTCTACCCGTTCAATTGTCAATAATTCACATGTGATCATAATTAGCCGCCTTGCTTATCTGTAGGGTAAAACATTGGTGAACACTCTGACGGATAGCCCGCCTGCCGGATCGCTATAGAGCACATAGCAATGGCGGCGTTGAAATGGTTCGCGGCGTTCAGATCCTCACCCTCAAGCTCTTCGATATCAATCATGGGTGGGAGCATCACCGGCGTTTTGATTGCTGCTTGCCACCATGTCCAGCCTAGATCCGTTCTGTAGCTAGCGTAGCCGTTGCCATGGCGAGTTAAGTCAAAGCCGCCAACGTAATTGCATCGTTCTTCAAACCGCTGGTGTTTGGTCATTGGCGCATACCTCCATCACGAAATCAGTGATAATTGCGTTCCCTATCATGGCCCACAAGTGCCAATGATCGTAACAATCACCTTCATCTTCTGCTTCAGTAACCCGCTCGAATGGTTCACCGTTCCACTTGCCTGTACATTTAAATTTCACGGTTTCACCTCCACGAAGCAATAATAGCGGCCACCGTTATGCAATTTATCAATCTCACCATCTTTGATGCCTTGCTTCATGGCCCGTCCAGCATAGATATACGAGGCTGATGTGGGGTCAATCGATGGCTCATCTCGGTACGCTTCAACAGCACAGGCAACATGCCAACGGGAAAATCCGTATGTGACAGTCATTAAACTTTTGAGCTGTAGCATCGTTGGATTATTGGTTTTAATCATTCCCATTTTCACACCGCCCCTATCGCTTTTTGAACCACTCGAAAGCCCTTTTTACGGGGCTGATTAATCGACTTGAAACTTACCGGTGCTACCTTTGGTCGGGGTGGTGGTGGTTCATTTATCCCGTTTCGGATGCGATATTTTGCCTTGGCTAGCCAGTTAAGGTATTTCGTCCAGTCGCACCCATCGTCAACAATCACAGTGGCCCGCACTTCGGTGTCATGGATATCGGCTTGCTTACCCATTGGTAGCCCCCTTGCGATATCCGGCGTCATATAGCATTTCAAGGTACTGTCGAACGCTGGTGGTATCAGGCGCATTGACATACATGACGTGCATTTCATCGACCGCTATATCTCTTTCGGTAGCTTCCTGTGCTGCAATGCTTTCATTCAGACGGTAACCGGCTGCCAATACTGCCTTGGCGATTTTGCCCGGAAGCGGGTTTCCCGAATATAACTCGTCAATCAACACACCAAGTTCAAATTGAAACACCCCGTCTAGCGTTTCCGGCCAGACATCTGGAGGTAGAAAATCCATGCAGTGGTTACCGATAATGTTCATCGTCAAATCAGTAATTTCATCCGCACCGCGTTCTGGTTTACGGTAGTGAGCTACCCAGATAGCGGTTGTGATATCACCTGGATCACTGCCGGCTGATTTGATGATGTTCGCCAGTTGGAAAATGCTATCGCTCATTGCGCACCTCCGGCCACCGTAGAACCCATGTCGGAACCCATGTTTTCCCATATCTCACGGCCGCATTGCGTCAGGTTGTTGCCATCCATGCATTTAGTCAGTAATTCGGTTGCGACTTTTTCCCATCGTGAGTAATTCAGCTTTAAGGCCTCTAGGAAGTAGGCGTCAACCAAACCGCGAACCCCTGACACTCCACCTGCAATTTCAATCCGAAGGGGAAACTCACCAGCATCTACCATGAAGAAATCACCGCCGTTCTGTTGCTTCACATGGTCATAAATTGCTGCTGAATACTGGTTAGCCAGCGCATTCAATCGGAAGTTTTTAGTGATAATCTTCATCGCGCAGCCTCCCGAACAACAAGTTTATAAGCCCTGAGCACCGCCGTAGAGCGACCGGAAAGCACGGTTTTCATGAAGAATGAGCCGGTTCGGTGTGGGCTTACATCTACCAGAAGCAACACCTTATCAACCACACGGTTATGCTTACGAAACTCAAATATCGTGCTGGTGATTGTGATACTGGCCACTACGCCCTTGTCTTCATATTTAAATTTCATCGAGTACCCCCTGACAAAGTTCAAAGGCGTTATCGCGCAGCGGCATAATCACCAGGAAGGGGTTTCCATGCAGGTGGTTGGTGACCGGATCGAGCAGCAACTGACACGGTGCTCCTTTTCCGTAAGGTTTGAACTTTACGGGGCCAAAGCCACTACCAAACATCAGGTGAGGCAAGGCCAGCAGTTGAGAGGTAAACATGGGAAATTCTTCACACGGCCCTGGATCTGGTGGCAGCACCTTACTGAAATCTGGATATTGGCAATCGAGTAGTTCCAGCATGTTTGAACAAATTGGCTTCTCGTTTTCATCGTAATGGACTGCATACCAGTTGCCGCCGTCAGCGATAATCGCAGTCATTTCGGCCTCGACGGCTTCGTCAGGAATGTCACCATCAAAGACAAACACACCATCAATATCATTACCGACTTCACAGCCATGCTCCATCATCACCAGCGCACGACCATCAGTAGCCTTGATATGGGTTGGGGTGATGTACACCCCTTTCAGGTATTCGCGGGTTTCTTTCTCTCCAGCGACACAGAGCAGGGCAGCGCGAAGGATATCGGTTGGAATAAACATTATTTTGTCTCCCCGTTGTGGCTTTCGGATTTCAGACGCAGGGTGAAGCCGCCGAACTCTGGATGTTTCCATCGTTTAAGTTTGCCGGTGGGTGGTGTGGACTCATCAAGCAAGGTTTGAGCCGCCGCCATAAATGACTCACGGTGGATCTGCAAATGGCCGCGATCACCATTGGTAAGTCGTGTCGGTAACTTCGAGAACGTAGCTAATCGGCGGCAGGCATCATCTGATAACCCACAAGCCCACGATAAATCAGACACAAGCGCGTATTCAGATTGTCCGCTATCTGGCGTGGGATGGCTGACCTGTAAGGCTTCCGGTGCTAGTGGCGCGATAGCTGCAACTGGTTCAACTACGGGTTGGTACTTCTGAATACCAACAATATCAATTACCGCTTTCATGGTTGCCGATGCGGTCGCCTCTGCCACAACGCGAGCCAGGGAAAGAATGTTGTCGTTCATTGATGCAAAGGTTTGTTGAGGTTGTGGCGATTCAAGGCGAGGCTGGGCCAGTTCGGTTTTCATTTCCTGCCACTGCTCAACAAGTGCCAGTCGGCGATTGGCGTCATAGCCAGTGACCAACGTCATAGACAGGGTTTCATTCAGCCAGATTTCATCGATAACAGTGCGGCCACCGTGTTCTTTGTAGGCGATTAAAAATCCTTTGAAATCACTACAGTCCATGTTTGGACTGTAAATTCCTAACTGCTCCAGCATCGCTTTAATATCACGGACAACGTGCTTTGGCTCTTTATCTGTTACCGCTGCTATTTTCCGGCTACCCATCATTGGGTTGTTATTAGCATTAATCAGTCCGCTCATATTATTTGTCCTCTTTTATTGTGTGGCCGTTGTGTTTAGCGAACCTGCGCATTGCCCGGTTCAGTGGCATCTTTACGTACCCGTCTTCAGTGGGAAGGCTGCTAATGCTTTCACTAACGTTCCTAAGCATCTTTGCTGGGTCACTCGTAAGCCGTAGTCCTTCAGGTATCGTCATTCCAAACCCACGGACGCCTTGCCTTGTCTTTCTTGGTTTTGGCATCAATCACACCCCCAATTCTTTGTTGTATCGCTGGTGGCTCATGGCCTCCCAGTGCTGCCCGCCGTCTTTCGATAACAACCGCCAGCGGTGGGTAATGCGTAATGACAGATAGCCATGCTGATACGTGCGGCGAGGGCGAACGGCTCCACGGCGGTACCGGTTTAAAATCTGAGTGGCCCCGATGTAGATCCGAAGCGGGATGCGGTTACCTGAAAGCGTCATGATTTCACCGCGCTGGTGGCTGGCTTGTCAGATGCGCAGATCGACTCTTCTATCAGGTCATCCATGAATGCATGCCCCATAGAGGACATACCGCCCATTTTCTTTAAGCAGGATTGATAGAGTTCCAGGATGCGGACACTTGCCGTTGTTTTCCCCAACCCCTCGATCGCTACTAATTCGTATTGCTCCAGCGCTCGGGTTAATACTTCAGTGGTCAATTGAACTGAAATGATTTTCCCCTTGGATGATTTTTTAATTACGCAGGTGCTGCCTGTTTTCCTCTGCAATGAATCCAGCTTTGCGGCTACCAGTCGGTTGCGATATCTGCCAATTAATTCAAGATTGCTCATATTCGAATTACCCTATTTTTCGACCTTTAGGTGTGGGGAGTCCTAACCCGAAGGCCATAGTTAATATTTTGTTTTACGATTACTTAATTAATAAGGTTTGGTTTTCATCAGCTCAATGTGCTGGCTTGACCACTTCTCATATTTCTTTTGCCATTTAAGCATTTCGCGTTGCTTGGCTAACAGGCGACGAATGCGACGCATACAGCGATTATGTGAGGCTATATATCTTGGTGATGGTTCACCTCTTTCCCAGTGAATACAGCCATCCACTTGTGTGTATTTTTCTCCAACCCGAGAACTAACACCTGCGCGTTTAAATACTTTTTCAGTCATGAAGTGAGCAAGACGATTAATCGCAGTTTCACGGCTAAGGCATTTCTTACGGCGACCATGGCGCATAACGAAATAAACAGGTTCTGGTCTTAATTGGAATGCAACCTCGACACCACCATCATCAATTAAATCGAATTCCCACTCTTCGAATCTGGCTGGGTCAACTTTATCAATGTTCATTTGTTAGTGACTCCTAATTTCTTGGCTGTAAATAACGCGCCCTATAATCATAAGTTCGATGAGACTATCACTTGCAATTTCGAAACTTTGATAGAACTGATTGGACGGTAGAACCCAAACATTATTACGGATGAACTGGAGGCGCTTAATCATGAAAATACCATCAAGAAAGAAAGCGAATATTCCATCTTCAAAATAACGAATTGGTGTTGTATCTATAATGACCTTATCGCGACACTCAATTTCACCTGTCATCGTGTCGTCGGGCATTACTACCATGAATTTGTTTTGCTCGATTGGAGTAAACAGGTTCAAGTTATATGATTTGCAATTTTTATTCACCGAGTTGCTAGGGCTGTGAAAATTGGTTATAGATAGATTAGTCATGGTCAGCCCCTTCTTTAACTATTCTGGCTGCTGTTGTTTTGGCGTAATCTTCGACATACGCATCAAGTTCATTTGCTAACATCGTGCCTTGGTTAGGGTCGCCACGAAGAATTGCTGCACAATCTAATATTGTTGCCATATCATTAAGGATATTTGCTAAATCTAACTTGGTTAATTTAGCCATGATTAACCGCCCTCTGCGCCTGTTCTTCTCGTAACCACCCGCCAGCATGACCCGTTAGTTTTGCTAATAGGCTTGCAATGGCTGAGACATCACCACTCTGTAATTCACGTGGGTGACTCTCAAGCAAGAGACAAACTAACTCAGCCTGATACGCCATTTCTTCCGCTTTTTCTAATGTGATTTCATGCGCCATGATTCACCTCACGAACTGGAACTTTACCCGCGAATGAAATAACGTAATCGCGAATCAATTGTTGCCGAGCTTCTTTATAGCTTCTGGCAGTTACACGCATCATGACTGGCTTAGCTTTAACGTCAGAGCGCTTAATGGTTGCAAAGATGAATACCGTTAAGATAGAATCCGCTTCAACCTTATTAATACCCTCTAATGCATTATTCAAGGTCAGGTTCTGGTTTCGTTGGCGCGGTACCAGAACCGCATTACTGTGACATGTCACGTTGATCATGATTTAGCCCCTGAAATATCTTGCTTATAAAACTCAGTGTGATGGCTTATTGACATTACCCAGGTCGGATAATTACTTAGAATTTCAATCGCTTCTTCATTTGCATCTTCTAACTTGCTAAAGAAGTCTACGATAATAAAGTTAGCGCCTTTTCTTTTGTATATCGCAAACTCTGACTCTTCTGCTAATTCATGACAATGGAGAGTGTATCTACTGTCACCACTACCCCCACCAAAGAAAGCTGGGAATGCAGATTCAGCTACTCTTAACCTTTCAATTACAGATTGTAATTCATTCATAATTAACCTGTTGAGTAGTGTGTAATTAAATTAATCTTCGTCGCACCGGCATTCACTGGTTTGTATTGCAAAGTCAGCAAGGTCATTTGCAATGGTGAATTTAGTTTCTAATCCCGCTTTGATTAAATCAGCAAAGGCATTAGTCATTATTAACATTTTCGGTGACTTCACGTTATCGACATTAAATTTTAAATCTAATTCAGGACCATCATCGTGATTAGTGACGGTAATTGTTATTTCCAATTTTTCGGTCATATCTACCTCGGCATCAGGTGCGTGGCTGGGTGGTGGTTTTTGACGACTCAAGTATGTAAAGTAATTTAGAGTTGAGTTCTGATGATTTATCAATAATTAACTCATCGAGGAATGGACGATCATCCTGTGACTGAGTGATGCTTAATGATTGCAGGATATTAATTTGACGAGCCATGAACATGGCTCTTTCAATCTCTTCGCTGAAGTTTAACATTTCCCAACCCCTCTATCGTTTTGTGCTTAAGTGATAGAGTTGATTCTAATTAAATTAAACTTAAATTCAAGGTTAAATTTAATTTTAATTTAATTAATTTTCAAGTTTATGATTTTTAAGTGAATTGGAGGTGGTCGTATAATGAAGCTAGGGGTAAGCGGTTAATTGCGTACCCCTAGGTAAGCTGATTGGAGGGTTTACTCTTTACCTTTGCGCTTTCTTGAATCTTTGAGTTCCATGAATAGATTGTCATAAAAAACAACCTTATCCTTAATGTAATCAATCAATTTATCTTTTTCTGTAGCTGGAAGTTGGGACACTAGATCCAGCAATTCCCTCTCGTATTGGCTTAACCCTTGCTCATTTGATGTTGGAGCTGGTGCTGAGGATTCTCCATATAGCAACCATGCAGGATCGCAAGTTAGAACATCCGCAAGACTATGTAATTTTGCTCCGCTAGGTTCGGCATCACCTCTCTCCCATAGGGATATGGCTACATGGGACACACCCATTAAGCGCGAGACATCACTTTGAGTAAACCCAAGGGCAGTACGACGCTGCTTGATCCTGAGTCCTACGCTGATTTTATCGGTTTCTTTTTTCATGAAAGTATTCTAACCCCGTTTGACTTAATTTAAATTTAAATGCAGAATTAAATTAAACTTTAATGAGGCGAATTCTGCAATGAAAAAAAATGATGTCATCACGTTTTTCGGAACACAGCGTAGCACGGCTGAAAAGCTTGGCATATCAGAGCAGGCGGTTTGTCAGTGGGGAAACATCATCCCTGAAAAGAACGCCCTCCGTTTGAGTCAGCTTACCGATGGAAAGTTGGCATACGACGAATCTCTCTACCGTTCAGCTCCTACCCAAGACTAACTCACAACAGGAGGCAGTGATGAATAACCTGATTAATAAACTCCCTATGGACAGTCTCGCAATCGCAGAACTGGCAGATGCTCGTCACTATGATGCCAAGAGAAGCATTGAGCGATTGGCGAGTCGAGGCGCTATTCAAGCCCCAGCCATCCGCCTCGTTGGGTATGTCAACAACTTGGGTTTTACAGTTAAGCGTACTGTTTATTTTTTTGAGGGTGCTGGTGCGCAGCATGATATTGCCGTGGTTCTTGCTCGATTGTGCAAAGAATTCACACCGAAATTACCGCCTTACCATGGTGCAAAAATCACTTTCCTTCAAGCAATCAGCCAAGAGGTAGCGGTATGAATCAGTTGATTAACAATAAGCCATCAATGACCCATAAAGAGATCGCTGACCTGGTTGGCTCTCGCCCTGATAACGTCAAAGTATCTATTGAGCGATTAGCAGATCGCGGTGTTATCCACCGCCCTGAGACAAAGGTTTGTGCAAGAATCAATGGGTTAGGATTAGAGCAGCAAGAATGGATGTACGTATTTGAAGGCGACCAAGGCAAGCGTGACAGCATTGTAGTAGTAGCTCAACTCTGCCCAGAGTTCACAGCAAGTTTAGTTGATCGCTGGCGTGAACTGGAAGAAGAACGTTGTCGCCCAAAATCACAAGCTGAACTTATCGCGGCAATGGCAATGGCTAACCTCGAACAAGAGCGCCGCCTGAATCATGTTGAGGATCGGGTGGTAGCTGTTACCGAAACCATCGAGAAAATCAAACGTGGTTCCATTCCGGTTGGTTGGGCGGGTTATTCACTGCTTAAGACCAAATCCGGCATGACCGTTCCCAAGTGCAAGAATCTTGTTAATGCGTGCCGCATCCCTACAGACACCATCACCATCATGACACCTGACGGACAGCCACGCCCGATGGCTATCGTCTTGGAAGCTGATTTTATGGCTGCATTTCGCAAGATGATGTCCGAAGCGGAACCCCGTGGCACACGTTGGTATCACCCGAAAATGGGGATATTCCAAGCTATTGGCTGGGCAGGTGCCGCATGAGTATGGATCTGATGGTTAAAGCCTTCAAAGTTCCCGTAGGCAACCCATTACGTAAGCTGATCCTGGTTAAGTTAGCGGATAACGCCAATGACCAGGGTGAGTGCTGGCCGTCCTACGGAAATATTGCCAATTTATGTGAGTGCAGCAAAAGCGCAGTCAAAAGCCATATTACCGCGCTCATTGAAATGGGAATTGTTAAAAAAGAGAATCGGCTGGGTGTGAATAACGGGAAAGGTAATACCTCAAATGTATATTACCTGAACATTTCCAATGAAATACCTGTGCCGCCAAAAAGCATAGCCCCTGTGCCGTCAGAAAGCACCAGAATCAGTCATTCTTTTGAACCAGTCATTGAATCAGTCATTGAACCTAATAATACACTTGCACCATCTGGCGATGATGCCCCTGCTAAGCGAATTAAAAACGATTATTCAGCAGAATTCGAAACAGCGTGGGCCAATTACCCAAAACGCGAGGGGAGCAATTCTAAACCCGCTGCGTTCAAGTGCTGGAATGCCCGAATCAAAGAGGGGGTAGCCAGTGAGGTTTTATTGGCAGGGGTAGAGCGCTACGCCAAGTTCTGCCAAGCCAAAGGCCAGACCAACACCGCATATGTCATGCAGGCTACACGCTTCTTTGGCCCTGGCTGTGAGTATGAAAACACATGGTCAGCTATGGCGCCACAGTCAACCAGCAACCACAGACAAAACACGCATGCCGGGTTCGCCAGTCGCGATTACGGCGCAACTACAGCCCCATTCATGGCGAGGTTTAACAAATGATCAACGGCATGCCCACTATCTGGGAGCAATCCATGCGGGAACTGAACAATAAAGCCCGCGACCTTGAAGCTGAACTGAATTTTTCCTCTGGCATTATCGCCACTGAGGATCGCCACTTCACCCGAGGTTTTGATGAAACACAAAATTGTCCTACACACGGTAATTACACCAGTATTGGCCTGACCTGCCAGTTTTCGGATCGCGTTGTTGAGCGCCGATCTCGTTGCCCTGACTGTATTTCGGATGAAATTAATCAGGTGGGCGGGCAAATCCAAGATATGCGGATCAAGCGACTGACCGCCGAGGCCCATATCAGCCCACGGTTTGAGCATTGTAATTTTGATAACTATCAGCCCGTCAACGAGAAAGCCGCCAGCAACCTTGAGGTTTGCAAGAGCTACGCTACGCACTGGCCTCAGGTGAAAGAATCGGGTACCAGCTTGCTACTGTGTGGTTCGTGCGGAACAGGTAAGAACCATCTGGCGGTTGCCATGACCAAGCAAATCATCAACGAGCACCAGGATAGCGTTTTACTGACCTCCGTAATGCGCATCACCCGCGCCATCAAGCGTACATGGCAAAAGGACTCTGAGAACACAGAAGATGATATTTACCACCTGTACAGTTCGTTGGACTTGCTGATTATCGATGAGGTGGGTGTCCAGTTCGGCAGCGAAGCAGAGAAGCTGATCCTGTTCGAAATCATCAACACACGGTATGAGAATTTCAGGCCAACCATTCTGATAAGCAACTTAACCGTTAGTGAACTTACCGACGTTATCGGGGAGCGCATCGTTGACCGGATGAGTGAAGGTGGTGGGGCAACACTGGTATTTAACTGGGACAGTTTCCGCAAGGATGGCGCGGTATGACACACGAAGAAATTGAAGGCGCGGTGATTGGGGCGCTGTTGTTGCGTAATTTGGATGCATACCCACAGACGTTCGACGTGTTTTCTACGCTACCGGTGGAGGCATTCGGTACCCGACAATATCGCGATATTTATCGTGAAATTATGCGGCAGGCACTGAGCAAAAATGTGATTGATCCAGTGCTGGTGGGTGAAGCCTTGGGCGGCGAGTATCAGGCGATCATGTCCGCATCGGTAAAACTCTCATGGGCGATCGCCAATCTGGAGCAGTACGCCTCGCTGGTGGTGAAGAATCATTTCATTCGCAGTGCTGAAGAGGTGGTAGCCAATGCGATAACGGCGTTAGACGGCGCACGAACTGGCGACGAGTCTATGACTGCCATTGCTGAGTTACGTGAAAGCCTCCAACACATGGAACTGAACTCGGGTGAACTGGTGGCCGTTCATATTAATGATCTGCTGGCGGGGGTGGAAACCCGGTTAGAAGAGAGAATGGCAGGCGTAGGGGAAGGGCGAACATTGCTGACGGGTATTGATGAGTTAGACGCTTTAACCGGTGGCTTTGATCTGACGGATTTAGTGTTGATAGCTGCACGGCCATCGGTAGGCAAGACAGAGTTTGCGCTTAATCTGATTGATAAAATTACCGAGCTGGGCGGCGGTGTACTGCTATTCAGTATGGAAATGTCCGGCATCCAGATAGCGGAACGGCAAGTTGCCGGCGCAGGTGGCTTATCCACTTCCAAACTTAAATCACCAGGACAATTGGAAGATGAGGATTGGGCCAGAATATCAGCCGGTATCGGTCGCATGATCAATCGGCCTATTTGGGTTATTGATGCCAGCGAGTTAACTCTTGAACAAATCAAGCAATCAGCAATTGCCCATAAGCGCAAGCACCCTGAATTGGCTGCTGTCTTTGTTGATTACCTTGGGCTGATATCCGTTAACGAGCGCCAGCGCCATGATATTGCAGTGGGTGAGGTATCCAGTGGTCTTAAGGCATTAGCCAAGCGCAATAAAACCCCCGTAATAGCATTAAGCCAGTTATCCCGAGGTGTGGAGCAGCGCATGAACAAGCGCCCTGTGAATGCCGACTTGAAAGACTCAGGCAGCATTGAGGCTGACGCTGATTTAATCATGATGCTGTATCGCGACGAACTCTATGACGAGAACAGCCCCGCCAAAGGTATTGCAGAGATTAACCTGACCAAAAACCGCAACGGGCCACAGGGGACAATTTACCGTCAATTCCGTTACGGGCATTTTATGCCAATTGACCAGGAAGAAGCAGCACGACGCAGCCAGCAGCAACCAGAACAAAAGACCCGCAAGTATTCAGGTATGCACAAAATTTAAAGAAGAGGGCAGCATAGTGAAATTAGAATCAGCAATGAAACAGTTCAGCGCCAAGAGCCAGATGATTACCGATTCTTCCCGCGCGACCTCTTCCGATTCGCTTAAGGGACCGGATTTAGCCGCTGCAATGGGAATGGTTGAGGCTCGTGCCAGTTTCGGCATGGCTGCATATCTTGGCAAGGTGGGTATCAGCAAAGAGGATAAGGTAAGAACCGTTGAGCAGCTTACACAGTTCGCCATGAAGAACGCCCCGAAACATGTCGGTAAAGCATCAGGCCGCCGAATGGCTCAATGCATGGTTATTCTGGCTAAATTTGCCTATGAGGAATACAGCAGTTCAGCAGCGACCACTACTACATGTAAACACTGTAAGGGGAGGAGGCTGATTTACAGCATTCAAAAAGTGACTAAACACCCCGGATGCGGTGAGAAAACAGAGGCATGGATAGAAGAAGAACTGGTGGGCGAATTGTGCAATCCCTGTAACGGAAAGGGCAAAATCTCCCATCGTTGCCGCTGCAATGGAACGGGTAAGGTGCGTGACCTTGAAAAATCCAAGCGGCTTGGCGTGCCAGTTGAAAAAGAGTGTGAACGCTGCTCAGGAATTGGATACAAACGGACACCCTCAACAACAGCTTACAGGGCTATTACAGCGTTGCTTCCAGAACTCAACGAAAGGACATGGCGGCGTAATTGGAAGCCATTCTATGAGTCGCTGGTGGCTAAATGCGACATTGAAGAGAGTTATGCTGAGGATGAATTTCAGCGAATAACACGATAGCGTCATGATTGGTGCCATTAGCGACAAAGTTTGATTATTAACTTGCATTTTGTCCGAACTTGGCGTAATCTCTTTAAATAGTGGCATATCTCGCATGTGGCCCACCATGAAAATCAAAGCCCGCATTTCTGCGGGTTTTTTTGTCATAGGCTATAAATAAAATTCCTAAATGCTTGGCGTTCAATTTCATCAACATCATCCATGTCCTCTAATTTTCTCAGAATCACTTGGAGATTTTTCCTGCTCAGGAAATTGCGAGCATCTAAAAATACTTGTTGGATATGTTTTATTTCTGCATCTAGTGAGTTCGCTCTTTGCGCAATAGAGGAAAGCATGGGGCTAGGGGCTGTATTTACATTACATTCATCTACTTGTTTTATGCCCTCCCTCACCGAGTGATACATGATTCGTAGATTATTTGCGGGCTGTAAAACGTGAAGGTAATTTATTTTACCAACGTGTTTTTGCTCTAACGCCTCGCCTGATTCTCTATAATGCTTATTAAATGTAAATTGAAGTTCTTTCATTTTTTTGTCAATAATTCTCATATCAACAGTAACGTTTGAATTTTGGGTTCGGGAAAGAGATCTCATTTCCATGGCCCCACTGCGCCCAACGTGGTTAGCATTGATGATTTCATCTAACTTATTGGTAATCCAGGATATATTTTTAGAACCATTTCGCATTGCTTCAAGTGCATGATGCCATTGAGTTGTTTTGGATTTTGCAGATGTTATATCACTTTTTCTTTGTTCGTTTTCTTTAAATCTATCGAAATCAGATGCGTGGTCATCGAACTCAACGCCAAATATAGTGCGCCCACAGGTATTACCTATATTTGTTTCCAATCCTTTCTCAGTAACAACTATGTATCCTTTATTATGTGGTTGATTGCAACCGGTCAAGCCACAATGGATTTTATCTTGAAACTGATAATGTCCAATAATGTGTGAAAGTACATGCCCATCTTTGGATATTTTAGGGATAAAATTCGGGCGTTTTGTTATGTCATCCCAACTAACAAGTTTTTCATGCCCTAGTTCTGTTTTTAAGAAAATCATAACCCCCCCTTAATCATTGATAAACGCTCAATTTTACATCAGATGATTAGATAAGAGAATCTTTAGGACTGTTTTTTTAAACAGTATCCGCTTGTTTGTGATCTATAGCCTTTTTTATTTGGTTTTAGCATCTAAATCAAAAGGATTCGCCTCAATGGTAAATGATATGACAAAAGGGTTTTTCTACATTCGCATGGGTACTGGATTGGTTAATCCAATCGTTGTGAAACAGTACTCAGCCGAATGTGGTGAATGCTCATGCTAAAGAGCCGCAATACTGGAGATGAAGTGACCGTGCAGGCTGGCAAAACTCCAGCAGACGGCCTGCAAGGGAGAGTGTAAAGCCACTCCCCGATACACGGAGTAGCACAGTGAGAATCTGACATATCCGAGATTAGCGCCGGACACCACATACCAACTTTTAAGGCTCACTTCGGTGGGCCTTTTTCGTTTTAGCCCATCAGTCATCCAATCAACTCCACATACATTACGGCTAATGATTGGCTGCGCTGGTGGGCTAAATCCTTTAATTACGCGCCCAACCCGCTGACCGGGAGGGGGAGACACATGAAAATGGAACAGCAAACCGGCAGTGTTTTTACTCAGCTATTCGCTTGGTTAGCGGCTTTTTCCGCAACATTGGGCGTAACGACACAGGATTTTATTTACTTTGTGTTTGGGCTAATCGGCATTGTTCTTTCAGCTGCGTCATTCATTTATGGCCGTGTTGATGCCAATCGCAAGCAGAGAGAAGAAGAGAAGCGGACTCAACTTATAGAGACTTACTTAGTTGATACGAAGAACAAGCCAACAGAGAAGCGCCCAGCGGCGGTTGAGGTAATCACTGAAGCATTAAAAAAAGTCGAGGCCGAGGTATAAATGACCGCAAAAGTTAAAGCTGGTGTGGCTGGTGGTATTTGTTCCGTGGCCTCAATTATTTCTATCGTCCTATCTATGGGTAACGTCCGAACCAGTGAGAGTGGATTAGAGCTTATCGGTAATGCTGAATCATGCCGCCGGGACCCATACGTCTGTCCGGCTGGAGTGCTGACTGATGGCATTGGCAATACTCATGGTGTTCAGCAAGGCGTCCGGAAGTCTGATAAACAGATCGCCGCCGACTGGGAGACAAATATCCTTCAGGCAGAAGTCTGTGTGAACAAATACGGCAATGGCAACAAGCTGAACCAAGGCCAATTTGATGCGGTTACCTCCATCACTTTTAATGCTGGTTGCGCCCAGATGCAGAAATCCACGATGTACCGGATGCTGCGAGAGGGGAAGTTCACTGAAGCCTGCTATCAATTCCCTCGCTGGACGTACGGCGGCGGCAAGCAGTTGCCCGGCTTAGTTGTTCGACGCGAGAAGGAGAAGGCGTTATGTATGGGAAATTAACTGCCGCTCTCGTTGCGATAATCATCGCTTCACTGTTTGGACTGACTTACTACCACTACCGAGTGCAATCACTCAATCGTGATGTAGCCGAATTAAACAAGGTAGCCAAGCAGCAACAAGCCACTCTCGACCAGATAGAAACCCAGCGCCAAGCCGTGGCCGCCATCGATATCAAATACACCAAGGAGTTGGCAGATGCCAAATCTGAAAACGAGCGCCTTCGTGCTGATATCGCTAATGGCACTAAGCGGTTGCAGCTCAACGCCACATGTCCAAAGCCAGTGCCCAAAACCACCGGCCCCGCCAGCGTCACTGATGATGCCAGCGCCAGACTTACTGAGTCCGCTGAGCGGGATTATATCAGTCTCAGAGCGCGAATCGGAATTGCAACCAGCCAAATAAGCGGCTTGCAGGGATACATCAATAACGTGTGCCTGGCTAAGTAGAATTCCCCCAACAAGGAATAGATAGCTTCTGAGCCTCGCAATAGCGGGGCTTTTTAACAATTAACAAAGGTAAAGACGATGGATGAAGATGATCGTAAAGGCCTGCAACTATGGTTCGGATTAGACCGCGCCTCTTTCTGTGTAATGCCAAGAGTATTCATGCAGGCAATGCCAGACGAGTGGCAAGAAAAGATGGCTGAGCTTTTGTTTGAGTATGACGAACGAATAGATACAACTGTGTGTGGTGTTCATAGTTGCTTTGTGACAGCTAAAGGTGCCGAAAATAAATTCATGAAGATGCCAGACGATATCATCAACTACCGCCATCCATCGCCAGAATTCATTTCATCATTCTTGAAGACCGCGCCAGAAAATAACCAGATTGTTTAACCCCACTGGAGGTTGATCATTATCTTGGCGGCTCGGAAAGACGAGAAGTGGTGTAGCAACGCCGAGAGGAGTCGCAAAGCCGCGAACAAAGAACATGAAGGCTCAGTTTAACGACTGGGCCTTTTTTGTACCCGCAATACCCCGCGCACCGAAAGCGCAATAACCCACCGAAGAACCTGTTTAGGAATGAAGCCTGTGGATCCCAGCATGACTGGCGAGTCTCTTCGGGCTGCTATCCATTTCGGCAGGCTTCATCTCTAAAAAGGTAATCGCCATGCAATTAGTCGAAATTAAGAAATTTGATTTGGTTACTAACTCCGCCGCTGGTGGCAAGGTAGTTAGGTCGCAGAGCCTGCGTAACGGCCCACGCGTCGTAAGGTGGTCAAATGTAGTGCTCAGCCGATTGTGGTTTATCAGGCCCTCTTATTATTCATTAAGGGATTCGTATGCAGATTGTAGAAATTTCGATGATTGAAAGGTCTGGACGAACGTTGACCGCAATTTCTCTTTTGAAGGGGTTTCGGGATTCCGGAGTTAATGCTGTATTGATGGCCACAGACGAACATCGAAAAGAACTAATTGAAAGATTTGATATACCTCGCTCGTGGTTTATTGGACTTAATCCCTACAGCCTCATTGCCAATCACACGCTAATTATTGATGACTTTGAGTATGTAGAAGCTATATGGAATAGGGGGTCTGCTTCTGAGGGGCTTTTACGCTCTCTTATCGGTAGTACTCACGTGTGCAGTTCAAACGCGACCGCATTCATTTTCAGCGAACATTAGAATCTCGATTTTTAATCGGGATACCTTTTTTATCACGCAGGCAAAGCCATAAATTAATAGCTGGTGGCTTTAGTTACGTAGAACAAACAGGGTAAATCATGAGCGAAGCGAAACCGCAAGATGGCAGCACAGTAAAAGGCTATCGGACGCTCGGGCCGAAAGAAATTGACGACATGAATCAATTAAAAGGGGTAAGTCGTGAATTTTGCTTACTTCTTGAAAAGCAGATCGAATGGATAAATTACGAACTGATAGTGACTGAAATTAGCGCTATTGATGCGCATGAAGCTGGTCGCTGTCTATCCATTGCTCGTACCAAAATGCAGGAGGCTTGTATGTGGGCCTGTCGCGCAGTAGCTCGTCCGGATGCTGACTGCTGATCATTACAGATGGCATTCATTGAGTGCCATCGATAATGTCTGTAGTAATATGGTTTCGTTATTACTTCATTGACCAGAGGTTGTTATATGCAAGACATAATGCTTTTTGGTGAGGGGTGGAATGGGGAAGTGCGCAGTATTGAGCAGGGATTGTGCAAACTACATTTAATTCCACAAATAGCAGATCCGCATTTACGTGAAGCTATCTTTGTGGTTGCTGAACACTATTCTGATAATGGTGAAATGTATCTTGTTGGTTATATTGGCAATGAACCATTAATGGAAGATGTTGAAGAAGCAATTATGAGACAAAAACCAAAACCAATTTAAGCCCAAACATCTTGGTCAATCACTTAGCTAATCACAAGCCACTGGCCTTATAAGTCGGTGGCTTTTCTATTTGGGGTGGCGCCATGAAGACCAGCAGCATTTATAGTAGTCCATGGCAAAAAGCCAGACTGACATTTCTTCGTAGTAATCCTCTCTGCATTATGTGCAACCAGCAGGGCAGGAAGACAGCAGCAGTCGTTGTGGATCACATCAAGCCACACCGGATGAAAGAAGCCAAGACCCCCGATGAACTAAAGAAAGCACAGAAGCTCTTCTGGGATAAAGGGAACTGGCAGCCATTGTGTAAGCAGCACCATGATTCAACCAAGCAGCGGCAGGAGAAGAGAGGCTATGTGGCGGGCTGTACCGCTGATGGCATACCGATTGACCCCAATTCACATTGGAATAAATGAGAGTGACTATCATTTAACCAATGGTGTGAATGGGAATAAATATCATCGGGAGGGTGGGTCGAAAGTTCCCACCTCTTCGCTCTCCATACCGCCAGCCCTCATTTCTGTGCACAACCGCGAATTGAAAACTTTTTTTTGGGAGGTTTTCCATGGCTGGACGCCGACCAAAACCGACCCACTTGAAGGTGGTCACCGGTAATCCGGGCAAGCGCCCACTGAATAAGAATGAACCTCAACCAGCTCGAGAAATTCCAAGCCCTCCCTCTCATTTAACTGATTGGGGCAAGGCGGCTTGGGGGCGGCTGACTTTACTACTGGATCAGATGGGTGTGTTGACCGTTGCCGATACCATGGCACTGGAACGCCTTTGTGATCTGTATGCGGAAATCCTTCGGTTGCGGCAGCAAGTTCTTGATGAGGGGAATACCTACACAACCAAAACCCAGATGGGGGATTTTCTTATTAAAGGACATCCCGCCGTAGGGCAGCTTGCCGATGCGGATCGCCGCTTCAAAGGTTACTTAATTGAGTTCGGCCTTACCCCAGCCGCGAGATCAAAGGTGAATGTTAATGGCGGAGAAAAAGAAGAAGACCCGCTCGCCCAGTTCTTCGGTTGACCCTGCAACACAATACGCAATGGATGTAACAGCAGGAACCATTCTTGCTGGCCCGGATATTCGTCACTCTTGCGCCCGGCATTTGCGTGATCTGGAGTTTGGCCCCGCAAGAGGTTTGGTGTGGGATGTGGAGTCAGCAAGTCGAGCGATAGACTTTTTCGCCAAAATATTGAAGTTGAACGGCGGTGAGCATGAGGGTAAACCCTTTATTTTGCTGTCGTGGCAATGCTTTGTTGTCGGTTCGATATTCGGTTGGAAATCCAGTGATGGCACCCGCCGCTTTCGCATGGTGTACGTTGAATCTGGTAAGGGTTCTGGAAAATCACCCTTGGCGGGCGGTGTCGGGTTGTACTGCATGGTTGCAGACAAAGAGCCTCGCGCAGAGGTCTATGCAGCGGCGACTAAAAAAGACCAGGCCATGATCCTGTTTCGTGATGCGGTAGCGATGGTTAAACAGTCACCAGCATTATCTCAACGAATAGAGCCGTCAGGTGGAGCAGGGAAAGAGTGGAATCTGGCTTTTTTGCAAAACGGCTCATTCTTCCGGCCTATCAGTTCTGATGATGGACAATCAGGTCCACGTCCCCACTGTGCGCTAATTGACGAAGTGCACGAACACAAGAACAACACCGTCGTTGAAATGATGCGCGCCGGGACAAAAGGGCGGCGTCAGGCTCTGATATTTCTGATCACCAACAGCGGCCATGATAAGACCAGCGTTTGCTATGACTATCACGAATATGGCAGAAAAGTTGCTAACGGTGATTTGGAAGATGACAGCTTCTTTAGTTTCATCTGTTCACTGGATGAGGGCGACGACCCATTTAAAGACGAATCTTGCTGGGGCAAAGCTAACCCCTCGCTGGGCCAGACCTTTGAACTTAAATACCTGCGCGAACAGGTTACCGCTGCCCGGGGGATGCCAGCCAAAGAAAGCATCGTGCGCCGCCTCAACTTTTGCGAATGGGTGGAATCAGCTACACCGTGGATCGGCGGTGATACCTGGATGGACTGTGAAGACGAATTCGATATTGAGGAACTGGCGGGAGAGGAATGCTATGGCGGACTCGATTTGTCAGGCTCCCGCGACTTAACTTCGCTGGCGCTGTTTTTCCCCAAGCATAACAAGTTGTTTGTCGAGTTCTGGACACCTAAAGATAGCCTGCTTGAGCGGGCCAAAACCGACCGAGTGCCTTACGATAAATGGCTAAAGGCTGGTTTTATCCACGCGCCACCGGGTAAGGCTGTGAACTATGGTTTTGTTGCCCACCGAATCGGTGAGCTAACAGCCATGTTTGATATCAAATGCATCGCTTTTGACCAATACCGCATCAAATACCTTGAGCCTGAACTGGAAAGCAACTCGGTCAGTGTCGTTTTGGTACCCCATGGGCAGGGCTATTACAAAGCACAGGAATCCGGCTTATGGATGCCGCGCTCAATTGAACTGTTTGAGGAAAAACTCAATAACAAAGAGTTGATTATCAAGCGTAACCCTTGCCTGCGCTGGAATGCAGCCTCGGCGGTACTCGAAGCAGACCAGAAAGATAACCGTATCTTTGCCAAGAAGAAAAGCACCGGCCGCATTGATGGCGTGGTTGCTTCTGCAATGGCAATCGGCGCTGCTGAAGATGCCGATATTGAGGAAGAGGGCGATCTGGATGGTTTCTTTGATAACCCAATCATAGTAGGTATCTAATGGCACAAAATAAACATCCGGGGCGCGTCAAAAGTGCGCTCCTAAACTGGCTCGGTGTGCCAATTAGCCTTACCACTGGCACCTTCTTTCAGGAATGGTTCGGCACCAGCAGCAGCGGTAAAGTGGTCACGGCGGATAAAGTGATTCAGCTAGCCGCAGCTTGGGCATGTGTCCGGCTTATCAGTGAGTCAGTTTCAACTCTCCCACTGAAATTGTATAAGAGAATGCCGGACGGCTCCCGAGGTACAGCAACCGATCACCCACTGTATCCCGTGTTATGTCGAAGCCCCAATTCAGAAATGACGCCCTCGCGCTTTATGTTGATGCTGGTGGCCAGTATCTGTTTACGGGGCAATGCGTTCATAGAAAAGAGAATGATCGGCGATCGCGTAGTCTCTCTTATTCCGTTACTGCCACAGAATATGGTCGTTAAGCGCCTTGATAGCGGACAGCTCGAATATACCTATACCGAGAACGGCAAGAAGCGGGTTATTCCGGTTAAAACCATGATGCACATCCGAGGGTTTGGTCTGGATGGTATGTGTGGATTAATGCCGATGAATACTGGTCGAGATGTGTTTGGTTCAGCCATGGCTATCGAAGAGTCAGCCGCGAAAGTTTTCGAAAATGGTATGCAAAACTCGGGTTTTTTGACCAGTAAAACCGCGCTAACAACAGCCCAGAGAGAGAAACTGCGTAGCAGCATGACGGCATTCACCGGTTCAAAAAATGCCGGTAAAACCATGGTACTTGAAGCCGATCTCACGTACCACAGCGTGACCATGAATCCAGAAGATGCCCAGATGCTGGAGAGTCGGGCATTCAGTATCGAAGAGATTTGCCGCTGGTTCAGGGTGCCGCCATTTATGGTGGGCCATATGACCAAGCAAAGCAGTTGGGCTTCCAGTGTTGAGGGAATGAACCTCCTTTTCCTGAGCAATACGCTTCGTCCACTACTGGTTAATATTGAGCAAGAGATTGCGCGCTGCCTGCTGGCGGGTGATGAGGATTACTTTGCGGAGTTTTCTGTTGAAGGTCTATTGCGTGCCGACAGTGCAGGACGCTCTGCATACTACACCACAGCATTGCAAAATGGCTGGATGAACCGCAACGATGTTCGCCGCCTTGAAAATCTGCCTCCGATACCGGGCGGCGATATCTATACCGTGCAACTTAACCTTGTTGCACTTGAAGACCTGAAATCACATAACGCTGTTGTTAAAGCGAAAGCCATTACTGAGCTTCACGGATATCTGTTCCCTGACATCCCGCTTGAACAGTCACCGCTAAAACAAGCCGCCTAGGAGTAAAGCCTAATGACAATTAAAAGCCTTCCGGCAGCGCCGGTGGGACGCCCGTGCGCGGGTGTTTCCTGTGAGGTTTCGCCAAGTGCGGTAGAGCGCTGGAACGGTGGGTTAAAAGCCGCTGCGACAGGCGAGAACAGCATTTCAATCTTTGACGTGATCGGACAGGACTACTGGGGCGAGGGGGTTAGCACCAAACGCATTGCCGCCGCATTGCGGTCGATGGGCGGCGAGGATGTGACGGTTAACATTAACTCGCCTGGTGGTGACATGTTCGAGGGACTGGCTATCTATAACCTGCTGCGCGAATACAGCGGCAAAGTCACGGTAAAAGTGCTGGGGATTGCCGCCTCAGCAGCTTCTATTATTGCCATGGCTGGTGATGAGATTCAGGTCGGGCGCGGCGCGTTTCTGATGATCCACAACTGTTGGATTGTCATGATGGGCAACCGCCACGATCTGGCGAAAGCAGCCATCGATATAGAGCCTTTTGATCGGGCGATGGGTGATATCTATTCAGCTCGTACCGGCCTCCCAGCGGCTGATATTGCGGCCATGATGGACAATGAAACCTACATTGCGGGTAGTGATGCCGTCGAAAAAGGTTTCGCGGATAGTTTGTTATCTGCTGACGAAATTGCGAATGACGACCAAAGCCCGTCAGCAGCGATTCGCAAACTCGATGCGCTGCTGGCGAAAGCCAATACCCCGCGCTCCGAGCGCCGAAAGTTACTTAAAGCCCTAACCGACAGCATGCCGGGCGCTGCTGTTACTCCTTCCGGTACGCCAAGCGCTACCACTGAAATCAATACTGAAACTTTAGCTAGCTTCGAGTCTGCATTAAGCGGACTGAAAGCGGCGTGCCAATAATCTGGAGAATATATGTCTGATGTAAATGATGTACTGAAAAAGGTATCCGCAGCGCTGGAAGAGGCCACTGGCAAGTTTAACGCCAAGGCAGAAGAAGCGCTGACAGAAGCTAAAAACGCGGGTCAGCTCTCCGCCTCGACTAAAGAAGCTGTAGACAAAATGGCGTTAGAATTTAACGCGCTGACCGCCGCAGAGAAAACCCTCAAAGTGGCCTTGGGCGAACTCGAGCAGCATGTCGCCCAAATGCCATTGAATAATGCCGTACAGACTGTTGAGACGATTGGTCAGCAAGTTGTATCAGCCGAGGCGTTAAAAGGTTTTGTCTCAGGTCTAGCCGCCAGCCAGCGGATCAGTATACCGGTGAAAGCGGCACTCTTGTCAGTCGATGTGCCGGGGCAAATTGTGGCCCCGCATCGTTTGCCGGGTATCGATGTTGCACCTAAACAGCGCCTGTTTATTCGTGATTTACTTGCACCGGGTCGTACTCAATCCAGCACCATTTATTGGGTTCAGCAGACCGGATTCACCAATAATGCACGGGTCGTCGCTGAAGGTACGCAAAAGCCTTACAGCGAGATTCAGTTCGGTGAAAAAATCACGCCTGTTCGCACGATTGCCCACTTGTTCAAAGCCGCGAAACAGATCCTTGATGATTTCTCACAGTTACAATCAACGATTGATACTGAAATGCGCTTTGGCCTGAAATATGCCGAAGAGCAAGAAATCTTGTTTGGTGATGGTACCGGTGTTCATCTTGAAGGGATTATGCCGCAGGCATCAGTATTCGATCCGTCATTTGAAGTTGCTCAACAGAACGGCATTGATGACTTGCGTCTGGCTATGCTGCAGTCTCAGTTGGCTCGTTTCTCTGCTTCCGGTCATGTGTTGCACTTTATTGATTGGGCCAAGATCGAACTGACCAAAGACACATTGGGCCGTTACATCTTGGGTAATCCGTCAGCATTGACTACACCGACCTTATGGGGCTTGCCAGTTGTGGAAACTCAAGCTGCAGCTTTCTTAGGTAAGTTCCTGACCGGCGCATTTAATGCGGGTGCTCAAATCTTCGACCGTGAAGATGCCAATGTGGTGATCAGTACTGAGAACTCCGACGACTTCGAGAAAAACATGATCACCATCCGTTGCGAGGAACGTCTTGCACTGGCGGTGTATCGTCCTGAAGCATTTGTTACCGGTGCGTTTACGGTTCCTGCACCTGTCGGCGGTTAATCAATTCACCTCAATGAGCGGCCTGCGGGCCGCTTTATCAGAGATAACATTATGAAACTGATAGCACTAAAGCAGATTTATTTCGGCTATAGCGTGTTGGCGCTTGGTCAAGAATTTGAAACGGGTGAGCAGCATGGGCGTGAATTACTGAAAAAGGGTTATGCGAAGCTGCCTGAGGTATTACAACCTGCGGAGCCAACGGAGCCAACGGAGCCAACGGAGCCAACCCCTGACTCCAATGCTGGTGGCAAGAAAAGCAAAGCTAAATAAGGTTCTACCATGATCGATATCCTCGTTGTTAAAGAGCATTGTCGGCTGGATTCTGATGCAGATGAAACCTTACTGAAGATATATATGCGGGCCGCCTGGCGATATGTTGAAAACTACACACGGCGGACGATTTTTGAAGATGCCGCAGATCCTGATTTTGGTGAAGACTCTCTTTTTCTTGATGATGATGTGCTGACAGCCATGCTGCTATGTATTGGTCATTGGTATGAAAACAGGGAAGCAACCTCTACTGTTGAATCATCAGAAGTTCCATTTGCAGTAACTTCACTTCTCCAGCCTTACCGCATCTATGGGGTATAGCTATGACTCAACGTAGATTGACTGAAGTTACCGCCACTTACCGTACACCGTCGATAGGCGAGCTAAACAAACGCGCCCAGTTCCGCACCCGTGAAGATGTTCCCGGACACGATCATATGGGTGTTGATACCGTTTATCACAATACCTTTGATACCTGGGCCAAGCTGTCGGCCATTGGTGATTCTGTTCGTATCGGTTCGATGCAGATAAATGTCGCTATTACGCACCGCATTGTTATCCGCTACCGAACGGGTGTCACCACGGATGATGAAGTGGTTATCAATAAAATGGTTTATCGAGTCAAGGGAACCACGAACCTGAATGAAGCCAGCCGCTTTCTTGTTATCACCGCTGAAGAGCTGGGAGCCGTGGAAGTTATTGGGGAGGGGCATTAATGGCGATTGAGAATTCAACCAGCGGTCTTTATCTGCACGTCGATTTTGCCAAGGAGCCGGAATTAACCTTTAACAAAGCGCGAGTTCGCCGGGCATTTGTCACAATAGGTCAAAGTGTTTTACGGGAATCGCGTCGATTAGTGGCGCGGCGAGCGATATCAAAAGCAGGAGAGGCTCCGGGCTATCGTACCGGTGCTTTGGCTAAATCCATTGGTTTTCGTGTGCCAACAGCAACCGCCAATCGCCCTGGCTTTTTAGTCCGAATAGCTCCCAACCAGAAGGGGGGTAAAGGTTCTCGCCCCCTCGATGGTGATTTCTATCCTGCTTTTCTTTATTACGGCGTCCGGCGTAAAGCTAAACGCAATAAAAACCATCGTCGTGGTGGTTCGGGTGGCGATGGTTGGAAAATCAAACCCCGTAAAAACTTTATGGAACAGGCTTTGTTAAATCGTCGAGCGTGGATTGAGCGCGTGCTATTTGACGCCTTACAAAGTTCATTGAGGCCGGTTAAAAAATGAAACTTTCACTTGTTATTGCCGCACTTCGATTGCGCTGTCCGTCATTTAATGGCCGTGTATCCGGTGCGGCTGAATACAAACCAATACCCGAAGTGACAAAGATGGAACTGCCATCAGCATGGGTCATTCCGCTGGATGACAATGTTGGTGAGCAAAAGTCACAAACAGACTATTGGCAGGATCTTACTGACGGTTTCGCTGTGATTGTGGTGCTGGATAACACGCCTGATCAGCGCGGGCAAAAAGCCGCCTTTGATGCCGTGGATGATATCCGGTCCGAGTTGTTTAAAGCGTTGCTGGGTTGGGAGCCTGAATCTTGCTATGACCCGATTCAATATGACGGTGGCAACCTGCTGGATATGAACCGCGCTCATCTTTATTACCAGTATGATTTCTCAGCCACACGGGATATCACAGTCGAAGATACCCATCAGTGGGACGACCTTCAGCAACTTGAAGAACTGGAGAAAATCATGGTTGATGTCGATTTTATGACCCCTGACGGCATCATTGAACACAAGTTAAACATCCCACTTAACGACGAGTAACCCCTTATGCATGTGATCCCCAAAGATGGCCGGTCAGTTCCTGACCCGGTTAGAGGTGACTTTTTGCCCGCAGAGGGTCGAAACGTCGATGAAAATATTTACTGGCACCGCCGTATAGCGTCAGGAGAAGTGACCGTCAAGGCTGCAGAACCTGAAGAAACCGCACTACCGGCACCCATCGTTCAACCTGAGCAGAAGGCCAAAAAACAATGAATTTTAACAACATCCCTAATGATTTACGGGTGCCGTTGTTCTTTGCCGAAATGGACAACAGCGCGGCGAATACGGCACAAGACAGTGGGCCTTCGCTCATTATCGCCCACGCGCTGGCAACCAGTTCGATTGAAAAGAATACGCTCGTCATTATGCCGTCGGCAGATCGGGCGGGGCAGGTGGCCGGTCGGGGTAGCCAGCTAGCCCGAATGGTGGCAGCTTACCGGGCTGTCGATCCCTTTGGTGAATTGTGGGTAGTTGCTGTCCCTGAAGTAGCGAGCACACCAGCAACCGGCACACTCACTGTCACCGGTACCGCGCAAGCCTCCGGCACATTGTCGATTTATATCGGCTCTGTCCGAGTTCAAGTCGTGGTTACTGCGCTGGATACTCCGGCAATTATCGGTGCCAGCATCGCTGCGGCGGTTAATGCTCTGCTTGATTTGCCGGTTACCGCAGTTGCGGCGGCGGGCGTCGTTACTCTTACAGCCAAAAACAGCGGGCTTACTGGTAACGGTTTGCCAATCAGTCTGAACTATCGCGGTACTGCCGGCGGTGAGCAGAATCCATCAGGCGTGAATGTGGCTATTGTTCCAATGGCTGGCGGTGCCGGTGCTCCGGTACTGTCTGCAACCATTGCCACCTTAGGCGATGAATTGTTTGATTTTATCGCTTTCCCGTTCAATGACTCAGCATCACTGTCCACTATTGGCAAAGAGATGAACGACGATACCGGGCGCTGGAGTTGGTCACGGCAGTTATATGGCCATGTGTATACCGCCAAGGTGGGGGATTTGTCGGATCTTGTGGCTTTTGGTGCCACGTTCAACGACCCACATCTAACCATTGCTGGCTATGAAACCGGCGTGCAGATGGCAACGGATGAGCTGATTGCGGCGCGAACAGCGCGTAATTCGGTGTTCATTCGTAATGATCCGGCACGACCAACGCAAACCGGCTTGCTGAATGGCGCATTACCGGCCCCGGTGGGTACGCGTTTCATTCTGTCAGAGCAACAATCGCTGTTAACTCATGGCATCGCCACGGCTTATAGCGAGGGCGGGGTGTTGCGTATTCAGCGCGATATCACCACCTATCAGAAAAACAGCTACGGCAATGCCGATAACAGTTTTCTTGATAGTGAAACATTGCATACCAGCGCCTATGCGTTGCGCCGGTTGAAGTCGGTTATCACCAGTAAGTACCCACGCCATAAGCTGGCGAACGATGGTACCCGTTTCGGTGCAGGTCAGGCGATTGTCACACCGAATGTTATTAAGGGAGAAATGTTATCCATTTACCGCCAACTGGAACGTGCGGGCATTGTTGAAAACTTTGAGTTGTTCAAGCAATACCTGATTGTCGAGCGCAACGCGGATAACCCTAACCGGCTTGATGTGCTGTTCCCACCTGATTATGTCAACCAACTGCGAGTGTTCGCGGTGCTTAATCAGTTCCGTCTGCAATATAGCGAAGAGGTTGCCTAAATGTCCAGAATTGGCGGTACGTGCTTTTTTAAAATTGATGGTCAGCAATTATCTCTGACTGGCGGCATCGAGGTGCCAATGAACACGGCGGTGAAAGATGATGTGATCGGCATGGATGGCTCGGTTCACTATAAAGAGACTCACCGCGCCCCTTATACCAAAGGGACATTTAAAGTCCCCAAAGACTATCCCATCAGCAAGATCACTTCCGCATATACCATGACCATCACCAGTGAGTTGGCAAATGGTCAGGTGTATGTACTTTCCAGCGCCTGGCTACATGGCGAAGCGAACCACAATGCTGAAGAAGGCACGGTAGATATGGAATTCCACGGACAAGAGGGCTTTTACCAATGATTGTGACATTAACAAAAGAAATAACCGTTGGTGGTGAGAAGGTCAAAGAGTTAAATATTCGCGCACCTGAATATGATGAAATTGCTAAGTTTGGCATGCCGTTCTCTTACTCGGATAACGGCAGCGCTAAAATCGACATGAGTTGTACGCTGGCATATTTACCGGTACTGGCTGACATTCCCCCTTCATCAGCTAAGCAACTATTGCCGAAAGACCTGATCACCATCTCAATGCAGATCGTCGGTTTTTTTACGGCATCAGAAGTGTCGGTGAGCTAACTAGCCGCATTTATAACATTGCCTATTTTTGGCGAATGAACCCCCTTACCGTAATGGCTTGCCCTCTATCCAAAATATTTGAGATGGAGGCGCAGGCTGAACGCATTAATTCGGAGCTAAATAATGTCAGATAGTTTTCAGTTAAAGGCGATTATTACTGGCGTCAATAAATTATCTCCGGCGCTGACAACGATGCAGAAGGATCTGCGTAAGTTTAAGGGGGAATTTAAAGACGTTATGCAAAGTGTGGCAATGATGGGCGCTGCCATTGGTGGTGCTTTCATTATTCCCATTAACCAGGCAATGGAATTTGAATCCTCCATGGCTGATGTGCGCAAGGTTGTGGACTTTGATACTCCCGCCCAGTTTAAGGAGATGGGCGAGGATATATTGAAGCTTTCTACTGAATTGCCAATGGCAGCGGATGGAATAGCTGCCATCGTTGCTGCCGGTGGTCAAGCAGGTATTGCCCGCGCTGATCTGAAAGCTTTTGCGACTGATGCGGTGAAGATGGGTATTGCTTTCGATCAGACGGCAGAAGAGTCCGGCCAGATGATGGCGCAATGGAGAACAGCATTTAAACTGACTCAAAGTGAAGTAGTAACACTGTCAGATAAAGTTAACTACCTGGGTAATACTGGTCCTGCTAATGCGGCAAAAATATCGGAAATTGTGACTCGAATTGGCCCGTTAGGTAGCGTGGCGGGCCTTGCGTCGGGGGAAATCGCGGCAATGGGGGCGACTATCGCCGGGATGGGGGTAGAGTCGGAAATAGCCTCAACAGGCATTAAAAACTTTATGTTGTCGCTTACCTCTGGCACAGGTAAAGGATTAAAAGGGAAAGTATTAAAAGCGATAAAAATAGATCCAAAACAGCTGGCTGCGGATATGCAGAAAGATTCCAAAACCGCTATTTTGAAGGTATTGGATTCTGTCGCGAAATTACCCAAAGCTAAGCAGGCCGCTGCACTGGAAGCACTATTTGGTAGAGAATCGCTAGGGGCTATTGCACCTCTGTTAACCAATATGGATTTACTGAGGGAGAACTTTAAAAAAGTTGCAGATGCTCAGGTTTATGCGGGTTCAATGCAAAAAGAGTATGAATCTAGGGCTTCCACAACAGCCAATGCAGTTCAATTACTTAAAAACCAGTTAGAAATTGCCAGCATTACTCTCGGAGATATGTTCCTGCCCTATATTACCGAGGGTACTAAAGAGCTTAAGCCGCTTTTAGAACAATTCCGACAATGGGTTAAAGCCAATCCTGAATTAATAAAGACAGTTTTTAAATTAGGTGTTTATTTAATTTCTGTTGCCACTGGCGTTACAGCGGTCACGAAAGCGATCGGCGTCATGAATTTCGTCACCAAAATGTCACCGCTGGGTAAGTTACTTACGCTGCTGATCGGTGCGGGTGCGCTGATTGTGGCTAACTGGGATACGGTGGGGCCGGTATTTAAAGAGGTATGGAACCAAATTAAGCCCATCGTCGATCTGGTGGGTGGCTGGGAAGGGGCAATGAAAGGGCTAGCGCTATATATGGCAGGCGATTTTGCTTTCTCATTTTTGAAAGGGATTAATGCTGGTGGCGCAGGTGTTAGAGGACTTAATGGTGCACTAAAAACGCTCATCTCTTATGGTGGTCAAATGGTCACTATTGGTGTGATTATCAGCTTGTTTAAGCAACTGGACGATCTGAGTAAAGAGTCGCAGGCTACCAATAAATCCAAAGGGGATATTCTGGTTGATAGGCTGAAAAAAGGGGAGCAGGACAGGGGCTACACTGGGTTTATCCCGCGTATGAAAGAGCTGCTAAATATGGATGGCAGTCAAAACTCTAAAGTGCCATTAGCCTCCGCCCGACCTCAAGCCGTCAATGGAGAGATAACCGTTAAATTTGATAATGCCCCTCCGGGTATGGCAATTGTTGGCACTAAAACTAATCAGTCTGGTTTTGGGGTGGGTTATGATGTGGGGTACAATCAGTTTTCCAATAGAAAATAAACAGAGAAGCTAATGAAATTAAACTCATTTTGTATTGTTCTATGTTTATCAGTCCTTTTATCTTCTGCATCTATTGCCGCTGTACCAAAGGCAAAAAATCACCAATCTAAAATAGTCACTGAGTTTAATCAGTTTGTTGCTAACGATGGGAGAGACGAGAAAGGTCAGCCAGAGGTTAGGTCAATTAATTTGAAATGCAGCGGTGTCGAGGAGGCCATCATTATTAATGGTAGTAATCCGAATCCGCAGCCAATTCTCGTGGTGAGTAAACCTGAAACATTTAGCCTTACTCCTTCGGCACATGGCGGCATGTGGCCCGATTCTCTAGAGTTTGATGATATGACAGTGAAAAATATTATTGGATGGGAGTATCACTACAATGCCCCGAACGGCACAGTCTCGATCTCTATGAAAAATTCAGGTCATATCGAGACAATAGTGAACGCCAGCAAGGGAAAGAATAAAGGTGAGCGCAAGTCTCAATGTACCGTCGTTGAGTAATTGTTATTACCAATAAAAATATAACCCACTTCATTCGGTGGGTTTTTTTATGCCCGGAGAGTGTATGAGCTGGAAAGATAAGCTATTACCGGCCTCGTTTCGTGGGGTGCCATTTAAAACGCAGGATGATGAGGCTACTTTCGGGCGTCGGACACAAACCCATGAATACCCCAACCGCGATAAACCTTACTCCGAAGACTTAGGGCGGGTGACGCGGCGCGATACTATTTCAGCCTATCTGATTGGTGATGATTACCAGGCACAACGTGATCAACTGATCACCGCGATTAACCAGGTGGGGCCGGGGAAACTGATCCACCCGCAATACGGCGAGCTAAATGTCTGTATTGACGGTGAGATCAGGGTTAGCCATAGCGCGGCTGATGGCCGTATGTGCACCATTAGCTTTAACTTTGTTGAAGCCGGTGAACTCTCTTTCCCCACCTCTGGTGTTGCCACTGGCCAGAAGCTGGTTTCTTCCTGTGATGCCATGACCGACTGTGTCACTGACGCGTTCGGCAAGGATTTTGGGCTGGAGGGCATGGCTGACTTTATCCAGAACGGCGTGATTAATGATGTCAGCGACATGATGAACACCGCGATCAAAACCTTTGATCGTATGAATTCGGCTATTGCTGACGCGGGCCGCTTGCTGGATGGCGACTTGTCGGTGCTGCTGATGCCACCCAGCTCCGGTATGAATTTTGTTAACCGCCTGCAACGTATGTGGCGTTCGGGCAATAGTCTGTTGGGTAACAGTGGCGACATCATCAATAAGATTAAGGGGCTGAGCGGGTTTACTGTGGGTCGTGATCTGGCTCCACGCGGGGTATGGAAAACGGACAGCAAAACCATTCAGACTCAGACGACCCAGCGCAACGTGGTGGCTCAGGCCATCCGCACCACGGCACTGACTGAGGCGGCACAAAGCGTGGCTGATTTACCACAGGCCCGCCCGCCACTGACTGCCACGGTGATCCCACAGGCACAACTGCCGCTAGTCACTCATCCGGCGGTCACGTCGCTTAGCGACAGCGTGGTCGTGTCACCGCCGGTAACCTACGAGGTATTGACGGAGATCCGCGACACCCTCAATACCGCCATTGATCAGGAACTGTTGCGAGTGACCGACGATGCTTTATTCCTGGCAATCAACAACGTGCGCGCTGATGTCAATCGCGATATCAGCATGCGGCTCGAGCAGATAGAAAAAACCACCTTCCGTACACCTGATGAAGTGCTGCCCGCGCTGGTGCTGGCAGCTGACTGGTATGACTCCGCGGCGCGTGAAACTGACATTATCGGTCGCAACAAAATCACCCATCCCGGCTTTGTGCCGGTGAAAACACTACAGGTGCCTATTCGATGAATAATGATGTCACGTTGCGAGTCAATGGCCGCGAGTGGGTAGGCTGGACTTCGGTCTCTATCTCGGCCGGTATCGAACGTTTGGCCCGTGATTTTAATGTGGAAATTACCCGTCAATGGCCCGGCAGCGAAGAGGCCGGACACCTGCAACCCAGAGTGAAAAAGGGCGATGCGGTCACGGTGTTGATCGGCACTGACCTGGTGGTTACCGGCTATATCGATGCCACACCGGTACGCTATGACGCCCGCTCAGTATCGGTGGGTATTGTCGGTCGCAGTAAAACCGAAGACCTGATCGACTGCGCCGCCCTGATAACCCAATTTACGGGCCGATCTTTTGTGCAGATAGCCACCCAGCTGGCCGCGCCTTTTGGTGTATCGGTGGTCAATGCCGGAGTGGAAAACACGCCGATGCAGGGGTTGCAGGTGGATTACGGCGAAACGGTGGTCGATGTGCTGGATAAGATGATGGGCATTCAGCAGGTGCTGGCCTATGACAATCCAGCTGGCGCATTGGTGATTGGCCCGGTGGGAGCCTCACGCACCGTCACCGCACTGGTGCTGGGTGAAAATATCATTTCCTGCGACACCGAACAGAGCATTAAAGACCGTTTTTCTGAATACGTGGTAGCGGGCCAGCGGTCGGGTAATGACGACGATTTTGGCGCGGCCACTACCAATGCCATCCGGGCTAAAACGGTAGACGGCGGCGTCAGCCGCTATCGACCGATGGTGATCAAGCAGAGCGGCAATGCGACGGGTTCCTCGGTGATTGAACGCAGTCAGTTTGAAATGCTACGGCGGGCAGCGCGTACCGATGAGGTGACCTATACGGTGCAGGGTTGGCGGCAGGGGAACGGCGATTTATGGTCACCCAATCAACTGGTCACGGTGTTTGATCCGGTACTGGGCTTTAACAACCGCGAAATGTTAATCGCGGAAGTGACCTACAGCAAAAATGAGCAGGGAACTATCACCCAGCTGCGGGTTGGCCCGCCTGATGCTTACTTACCAAAACCGCCTAACCCTGACAAAAAACGCCGTAAAAAAGCCGAAGAGGATGAATTCTAATGAGCCGATTGTTTACGGGGATACAGCGCGGGCTGTCCAATATGCTGGTACGGGCGGTAGTGCGCCGCCTGGATTCCAGCAGTAAAAACCAGATGCTGCAAATTCAGATGATTGCGGATGAGTTGAAAGACAACATCGAACATCTGGAACCTTATGGCTTTACCAGCGCCGCCCACACAGGCGCGGAGGCGTTCGCCGCTTTCCCCGATGGCGACCGCTCGCACGGGGTGGTGTTAGTGGTGGCTGATCGTCGGTACCGGATTAAAGGGTTAAAGGATGGGGAGGTTGCGATTTATAGCGATGAGGGCGACAGCATTATTCTCAAGCGCGGCAACCAAATAGAGCTGAACACCAAGCAGTTTATTGTGAACGCCGAGGAAAAAGCGGTATTCAACACGCCGCTCATTGAAGCCAGCGGTCAGATTAAAGCTGTTGGTAACATTGAGTCTGCTGCTGATATTAAAGATAAAACCAGCACCATAGCGACTATGCGTGAACAGTTCAATTTGCACGATCACCCACATGGCGAACCGAATACTGACAAGCCTAACCAGAAAATGGAGTAACTCATGATCCTGATGGTGAATGGTCAACAACAATCAGCCTCCACACCCACCGATAACTTAACTCGCGCAGTGATTATTTCTCTTTTCACTTGGCGGCGGGCTGATCCGGATGATGATGCTGAGCGGCCCATGGGGTGGTGGGGTGATACTTATCCCACGGTACAAAATGACCGTATCGGCTCCCGCCTGTACCTGCTACAGCGCACTACGCTAACCAATAACACAGTTGAACTCGCGCGAGGCTACTTAGAGCAGGCACTCGCTTGGTTAAAAGACGACGGTGTAGTTTCACGAATCACCATCAATGTGCAGCGACGCGACACCGACATGTTGACCGCTGAAATAACCCTGTACCGCAATGATGGCAGTTCTCAGCTAATAACTTTCGATGACTTATGGAGTGCACTCAATGGCTGATAGCGGATTTAACCGCCCGACACTTCCCCAACTGATTACCCAAATCCGCAGTGACCTGAATTCTCGCTTCCAAACTGATGCCGTGCTGCGTCGTACTGACACCGAGGTTTGCAGCCGGGTGCATGCCGCGGCGGTGCATACGGTTTATGGCTATATCGACTATCTGGCCCGCAATCTGCTACCGGATCAGTGTGATGAGGATTGGTTAGCGCGACACGGCAATATGAAACGCTGCCCACGCAAGGAACCCGCAACGGCGACTGGTTTTGTGCGCTGGGAAGGGGTAACTAACGACATTGAAGTGCCTGCCGGCAGAGTGATTCAACGTGATGATTTGCAGGAGTACACCACCACGGCAGCGGCGACGTCTGTTGCGGGGGTTCTGCGGGTTCCGGTGATTTGCTCGGTGGCTGGGACTTTGGGAAATACCGATGATGGTATCAGTATGGTGCTGACCCAACCGATTAACGGCCTGCCATCATCTGCCGCCGCTGACAGCATTGAGGGCGGCACTGATGTGGAGCCAGTGGAGGAGTGGCGAGCACGTATCATCGAGCGCTGGTATTACACTCCACAAGGTGGCGCAGATGGTGATTACATTATCTGGGCTAAAGAGGTGCCCGGCATCACGCGTGCCTGGACTTATCGCCACTGGATGGGAACTGGCACGGTCGGTGTGATGGTGGCCAACAGCAATCTTGAAAACCCTATTCCGGATAATGCGGTGGTCAACGCGGTGCGCGATCACATCTTACCGCTGGCTCCGGTGGCGGGGGCCAGCCTCTATATCCTTGCGCCAGTGGCAAAAGTGGTGCCGTTCCATATTCGTCTGACGCCAGACACACCGGAAGTTCGCTATGCAGTTATCGCCGAGTTGCGCGCCATGTTTCTGCGTGATGGGGTACCGGGTGGGGTGCTGGATCACTCTCGCATTAACGAAGCGATCAGCATCGCCACCGGGGAGTATAAGCATGTTCTGGTGAGTCCGACCGATGATGTTCAACTGGCCGCGACTGAGCTGCCCATTGTGGGAGAACTGACGTGGACTTGACCGACAGCTACAGCCAACTATTAACAAACCTTCTGCCGCGCGGCCCAGCGTGGGAGGGGGATGATCCCCTGCTGTTGGGGCTTGCTCCGTCCTACTCTCGCGCCCATCAGCGCGGAGATAGCCTAATGCTAGAGGTTGATCCGCGCACCACCACTGAGCTTATCGATCGCTACGAGCAGATAACGGGCCTGCCGGACTCATGCGCACCGCCCGGCGTACAGACCTTGGCCCAGCGGCAGCAGCGGCTGGATGCAAAAATTAATGTCACGGGCGGGATTAACAAGGGTTTTTATCTGGCACAACTGGCGGCGCTGGGATATCCGGACGCCACGATCACCCAGTTTGAAAGTGATATTTTCCGTTGCACCTCGACTTGTATTGATTCGCTTTATTCAGAAGAGTGGCGCTACTGGTGGCAGGTCAACATGCCGAATGTCACGCAGATAACCGACATGACCTGCGCCTCAGTGTGCACAGCCAGCCTGAGAACGTGGGGCGACACCACTGCCGAATGCGTCATTAACAAACTTTGCCCTTCGCACACCTATGTGACTTTCTTATACCCGGAGTAACCCTTTATGCATCGTATTGATACCCCAACCGCCCAAGTGGATAAATTTGGCGCGGGAAAGAACGGCTTTACCCGTGGTAACCCACAAACGGGTGTACCGGCTACGGCTTTGGATGATGATTACTTTGATGCTATTCAGGAGGAGATCGCCAAAGTCATTGAAAGCACAGGCGTTGCTTTGAAGAAGAGTGACCGTGCGCAGCTATTAACCGCGATTAACGTCATTATTAGCGGAGCGGGCGGGGATTTTCTCAAGAAAGCGAATAACCTTTCTGAAATATTCGCTGCTGGCCCTGTGGCGGTGGCTGCTGCGCTCAAGAACCTCACCCTGACAGACATGGGGATTGGCTTGCCGAGTATGACTGTCATCGCTAACTTTGACTGGCAGAACTTTGCATTCACATCAGGGGCTAATTACCTAACTGCTTATAACACATGGCTAAATCCTCCTGCTGGAGTGACCTATACCGCAGGCACTGCTGTTAGTATAACAGTTGATAATATATCGAGTTCTCAGGTGGGTTTAACACTAATCCCCCTTACTGTATCGAATACTAATTATCATATTTTCAAAGTGATTGGCGTGGGCGCAGCAGGCTCGCGGACGTTCACTGTCAGAGAGGAATGGAACTCAGCCAATCCGGTGCCAATCACTGGCGGCGGGACGGGTGGCAATACCCCTGCCACTGGTCGAACAGGACTTGGTTTAGGGGATGCTGCGACAAAGAACGTAGGCACGACTCCGGGT